CTACCTCACTTCCTTCTCCCCGTGTGGCAACGTAGAGCTCTGGTATAAAAGCCAGAGCTTTATGTTTTCTACTAAACTAAGGTTGATATGAGCGACATTGAATTCTTAGACGAAGACGATCTTCTAGAAGATGAAGACCAAGACCTACTGCCTGAAGAAGAGGGTGATGGGTTAGATGAGTTATCTCGTGAATTTGTAAACAAGTTAATTGATAAGACCATGACTTTTATGGAAGCGCTTGTTGGTCACGACCTACACCCTTACCAAAAGCCTCTTGCTCGTAGAATTATTGAATCAGTAATTATTAACGATGGCGAAGAGGTAACAGCATTAGCCGCACGTCAGTCGGGTAAATCAGAAACTATTGCTAACACCGTTGTAACACTTATGGTTCTTCTGCCACGTCTAGGTCGTATGTACCCAGACCTTCTTGGTAAATACAAAGACGGAATCTGGATTGGTATGTTTGCTCCAGTTGAAGGTCAGGTAGAAACTCTTTTTGGCCGTGCCCTAAACCGACTTACATCTGAGCGTGCGTTAGAGATTTTAAATGACGCTGAGATTGATGACTCTTTAGGTAAGGTCCCCGGAGTGACCCGTCAGATACGCTTAAAGAATTCTGGGTCAAGTCTTTCTATGATGACCGCCAACCCACGTGCAAAGATTGAATCTAAATCCTTCCATCTTATTGTTATTGATGAGTGCCAAGAAGCTGATGACTTTGTAGTGTCTAAGTCAATTTCCCCTATGTTGGCTTATTACTCTGGAACAATGGTGAAGACTGGCACTCCTACTACACACAAAAATAATTTCTATAAGTCAATACAATTAAACAAACGGAGACAAACAACACGCTCTGCAAAACAGAACCATTTTGAATGGGACTGGAGAGACGTTGCAAAATGTAATGCCAACTACGGCAAGTTCATTAGAAAAGAAATGCTCCGAATTGGAGAGGACTCAGATGAATTCCAAATGTCGTATTCATGTAAATGGTTGTTGGAGAGGGGAATGTTCGTCACCTCCCAAATCATGGATGAATTGGGTGATACCTCGCAGGAGACTGTCAAGGCTTGGCACCGGACACCCGTCGTGGTGGGAATCGACCCGGCACGGAAGATGGACTCCACTGTGGTTACGGTCGTCTGGGTCGACTGGGACAGGCCAGACGAGTTCGGATACTTCGACCACAGAATCTTAAATTGGATGGAAATCCAAGGAGACGATTGGGAAGACCAATACTTTCAAATTGTTAACTTTTTATCTAACTACGATGTCCTTGCAGTTGGCGTAGACGCTAACGGTGTTGGTGACGCGGTAGCACAAAGACTTAAACTTTTATTACCTAGAGCTGAAGTTCATTCAGTAGGCAGCAGTTCGCAAGAGCAATCAAAGCGTTGGAAGCACCTTAAGGCACTTATTGATCGCCGTATGGTTGGCTGGCCAGCACACGCAAAAACGCGTAGACTTCGTTCTTGGAAGCGTTTTTACCAACAGATGACTGACCTTGAGACTAAGTTCCAAGGCCCTAACTTTTTGGCACACGCTCCAGAAGAAGCCCATGCTCATGACGATTATGCAGATTCTTTAGCAATTGCCTGCGCCCTGACTATGGATTTAACCCTGCCTCAGGTGGAGATGACTTCATCCCCATTCTATGGCAGATAAGTTTGACTTTACTATGAGAACTTTCTCGTAATAATGGATACTTTAAACCGAGGCCTCAACCTTACATAAGGAGTCATAATGACAATTGCACCATCACCTAAGTTCCCAGAGCGTCCAGGTACTGTTTACGACCGCAAGGTTTCTTCAGCACTTCCAGGACAACGTGGTCCACTTCGTTTCGAAGAAGGTATCGCAACCGATACCGATGTGCCACAAGAGTTTTCTAAGGGAGCATCGCAGGCATACCAACCTGCAGCTGGTCGTCCAAATCGCAATGCTAACGTCTTCACAAAGACCGCAGAAGAGACAATGCGTGAGCGTGCTCACGTTGGTTCTGCTTCATGGGTAGAAGCACCTAACTCTCTTGGAGAGTTTTCAAAGGGTGGTTTTGCAGATCACGGTTCAAACGTGTTCGAAGAAGTTTTCCGCGATGGTTCACATCAGCAAGCTGCTAACCCAGCAGTAGTCCGCGACTAATAAAGAAGTAGTTCCCCACCGTCCTGGTAACGGGACTGGTGGGGCTTTTCTAAAGAGGATTACTTATGGCATACATCCAAGGTAAAGCGGTTCAAGAAGGTCCTAAACAGATCCCTGCTAACCCACGTCTATATAACATGGTTCGTGTACAAGCAACTACTCGCTTTTCAAAAGAGTCACCTTCAAAAGGTCACTGGATTCATACTAAGTACAATCAAATGGGTGGCAAATATGTCACCTCTAAAAAAGAGATTGATCCTCGCAACAGAGATCTATTAGCGGAGAAACAAGAAAAAGAAAAAGACAAGGTCAAGAAAAAGGTTACTAAACCTGTTGGTAGGGGCCTTATCAAGGGCGAATCTCGTAAGTAGAAATCCAATTTAATATTGCCACTGCTACGATAAGCGTCTTAACATTTTTAGATAGGGAGTAAAAGTGAGTTCAATTGACTTTTCACCGCCAAGTTATAGAGCGGCGTCAAGCGATTTAACAATCTCCATTTCTCCACTTGGTTTAGTAGAACTTGCCGATGAAGAATTTGAAGTACACGGGCCACGCCTCAACCGTTACTCAATGAACTGGGCAATGTACCTTGGTCACCACTACTCATACCGCCGCCCAACGGGCGAAAGCCAAATCGCGCTAAACTATTACCGTGCATTTACAGACTTCATTATCAACTTCACTTTTGGAAAGGGCGTACAGTTCCGCTCTCCAAAAGAAACAGAAGCAATCGTTCCTGACATTCTTGAAAGAGTTTGGGAAGTTGACAACAACAAAGCAACCGTTTTGTGGGAAATTGGTCAGCAAGGAACTGTCTCTGGCGATTGTTTTATCAAAGTTGCTTACGAAGAAGAGTACAAAGATCCTGCTGGTCGTGTTCACCCAGGTCGCGTTCGTATTCTTCCTCTCAATTCTTCCTTTTGTTTCCCAGAGTTTCACCCGCATGACCGCGAACGTCTTATTCGCTTTAAACTTAAGTATCGCTTTTGGGGTACATCGCTTGAAGGTACTCGCCAAGTATTTACGTACACCGAGATTTTAACTGATGACATTATCGAGGAGTACATCAATGATGAACTTATTGACTCTCGCCCTAATCCGCTTGGTGTTATCCCTGTTATTCATATTCCGAATGTTCGTATCTCTGGTTCTCCTTGGGGTCTTGCTGACTGCAACGATATTATTAGCATTAACCGTACTTACAATGAAACTGCTACTGATATTGCCGACATTGTTAATTACCACGCTGCACCGGTTACAGTCATCATTGGTGCGAAAGCAAGCCAACTTGAAAAAGGCGCAAACAAAGTCTGGGGCGGTCTACCAAAAGAAGCTCGAGTCGAAAATCTTGAGGGTGGATCACAAGGACTAAAGGGCGCAATGGAGTTCATGGAACTTCTAAAGAAATCTATGCACGAAATGGTCGGTGTTCCTGAGACCGCTCTAGGTCAGGCAATGCCAGTATCTAATACTTCTGGTGTGGCACTTTCTATTATGTTCCAGCCTTTAATGAACCGCTACCATCAAAAAGTTATTCAATACGCACATGGACTAGAGCGTATTAATGAGCTTATTCTTCTTAACCTTGCAGTTAAAGAGCCAGAAACTTTTACGTGGAATCCAACAACTAACACGCCACTAAAACCTGATCAGGTGGCCCAGTTAGACCCAAACGATCCAATCACGTACCGTTCTTACGTACATTTCCCACAACCACTTCCACTAGACAAGCTGATTGCTCTTAACGAAGCGCAGACAATGCTTTCATTAGGACTTGAGTCTAAGGAAGGTGCTCTTCGTGCGCTTGGCGAAGAATTCCCTGCTGAAAAGATGCAAGAAATTCGTCAAGAACTTATGGATGACGCCAAGGCTGATGGCGCCCTACAAATGCTAAAGAATGAAATTGCTGCTGAAATAACTAAGTTGACTGGCTTTATGCCAGGTCCTGATGGGGCCCCTGGTCAACCTATGATGAACCCAGAGTCTGGAATGCCTATGGCAGGACAGCCTAATGCAGCAAGCCCTGTAATCGATGAAGCCCAAGCAATGGTGGCTGCGGGAGAACAAGGCATACGTAATCGTTTGGTAACCGAGGCTTATGGAACAAAACTTCCACAAAGACGTGTACCAGAGGAATACGAAAAATAATCAGTTTAGGCAGTATTTTTCTCTAAATACTAGAAAAATTGATACTGCTTGAAAATGTTTGGTCATATGTGTTAAGGGCTTCGGCTCATTCGTAAAACGACCCCTAGGATGTAAAGGAATCAAAATGTCAGAAGGTTTAGAAACGGCTGTAGCAGAAGCATTTGCAACTGACTCAGCAACTGTCCCAGTAGTAACACTGTCTGGTGTTGACGCACCTACTGCTACTACCGCTGTATCGGAAGATGTGAAGAACAAGTTCTACACAGAAGAAGATTTAGCAAAAGTTCGTTCACAGGAAAAAGAGAAGCTTTACCCACAGATTGAAAATCTAAAGGAAGAGCTCAACTCAATCAAAAGAGAACGAGAAGAAGAAGCCGCTCGTAAAGCAGCAGAGGCCGCAAATATTGAAGCCGCCGAAGCAGCAAAAGCTAAAGAACAAGCAGAGTCCGAACTTGAAGTTCGTGAACTACTGAAAGTTAAAGAAGCAGAATGGCAAGAGCAGTTGGAGCGTGAACGTCAAGAACGTGAACGTGCCTTCGCTCTACTGGAGCAAGAACGTACGTTTACAGACCTTCAGAACTACCGCTCACAGCGGTTAGAACAAGAACGCGAAACAATCATGCCAGAGCTTGTTGATCTTCTAGCGGGTAATACTCGTGAAGAAATCGAGGCAAGCATTGAAGGATTGAAAGAGCGCTCAAACAGAATTCTCGAATCGGCGCAGCAAGCAATGCAAACCGCACGTCGAGATATGACGGGGACAAGGGCAACCTTGCCTCCAGCCGGACCACTGGAAAATAATTCGTCGCAACGTAACTTCACCGCAGCAGAAATCGCTGCAATGTCTGTTCAAGAATACGCACAATACCGAGATAAGCTTATGAGCCCAACGGCTCGTGGCATATCACAGGGCATGCTCGGCTAGTAACCCTACAATCCAAAAACCAACTAAGGAGCTAATAGCTAAATGGCATCTGGAATCACGGGTACCGGCAACCTCGCTGCGTCCCCAACCGCTTACAGCGGCACAAACACACAACTAACTCAGGCGATCCAACAGATCTGGTCAAAGGAAAT